ACTAATACAACTATGATTGGTACAAGTGAAACTGATTTTCATGCAAATGCAGATGATTTAATTATAGGAACTGGATCAGGGCATAAAGGCTTAACAATTTTTACTGGAAATGATAGTACAGGAAATCTTAATTTTGCAGACGGTACTTTATCTGCAGGTAACTCCGATAGAGGTTTTATTAAGTATGACCATAATACTGATGATATGTTCTTTAGTGTTAATGGTAATGGTTCTGCTTATTCTTTGGTTTTACACGATGGTGGACAACTATCTACTGGTGGTGAGACTGCTCCTGACACAGGAGATGGTGGATTGTGTTTAGATCAAAATGCCAATGATGGTAACATCATAAGTTTTAAATCTTCTGATATTGCACACGGAACTACAGGCACTGCTGAAACAGATACTTTTGCATTTTTTAGAAAACATAGTGCTACCGAAGGTGGAATTTCTTTAACTGCTTTAAGTGAAGCCGCTGAAACAATAAAACTTAACGCTAATCCTACTACTGTTTTAACAGATCAAAATGCAAGTACTGTAGGCACACACACTATAGGTGTTAGTAAAAAGAATGGCACTGGCTCTGGTTCTACTGATGCTACTTCTAATCTTTTATCTATTGCCAATCATACTAATACACGATTTCATTTTAGAGGTGATGGTAACTTTTATGCGGATGCAGGATCAAATACTTTTGATGAATTTGAAGATGCACATCTAGTAAGAGCTTATGATTTATCACACGGGCGTGGAGTTATTAATTCTAAGTTTGATAAGTTTGTATCTTACAATCACGAAAAACTTGCTGAATTAGATTTAGTTGGTAGAGAAAGTGATGGTACACCAAATCATTTTGTAAGTGTTACTGGTTTTCAACGACTACACAATGGTGCTATTTGGCAACAATATGAGAAAACTGAAAGACTTGCTAACGCAATGTATGAATTAGCTAAAGCAGCAGTTGGTGAAGAAAAAGCCAATGAGATACTAGAACAAAACGAAATTAAATTATTAAACTAAGGAGAAAACAATGGCAATAACAGCAAATATGACAACTCACGATGGCACAGCACTAACAAGTGCATACGTTAGAGTGACGTCTACATACGTAAAAAAAATGGGTAGTGACTGGAAACTAGTCTACGATGTTGAAATCTATAAAGATAAAGCAACTCGTGATGACGCAGCCACAGAACAATCTATGCGTATATCTAACAGACACGTAGATCATTTTAAAATCGACTACAGCCTTGACGCTTCTGATAATCCTGTTAAATTAGCTTATGCTGATTTAAAAACAAACAGCGAATTATCAAACATAGCAGATGCATAGGAGAAAAAATGTTTACAATAAACGATAAAGAATACGATCAAACTACCTTATCTGATAAAGGTAGAGGAGTCTTTGATAAATTAATTAGACTTGGTGAGCAAAAAGCTGACTTAGATATCTTAATAAATTTTTGGACAGGACAGCTTCAAGCTCAACTGCCTAAAGAAGAAGTTGTTGATGGATCAGAGTCAACAGAATAGCGTAGATATTGCACGTCTTGAAGGCAAAGTTGACGTAATAGCAGAGCGATTAACCCTGATGAAGGATAATCATTTGTTTCATATCGAGAAAGATATGCGTCAACTGCGTGCATTAGTGTGGTTTATTGGTACTACTGTCTTTGCACAAATGCTCTATATAATAGTAAGATCTCTTGTTTGACTTATATTAGCAAATAAGATTATCTTTACATATGAACAAACGAATACTTGTAATAAGTGATACGCATTGTCCTTACCATCATCCTGATTTAATCCCTTACTTAAAAGCTATTAAACAGAAATATAAACCTGATCGTGTAATACACATAGGTGATGAGGTAGATTCACATGCAATATCATTTCACGATTCAGACCCTGATCTGTATAGCGCAGGTGATGAGCGAGAACAATCTTTAAAAACTATTCATGCTATGGAAAAGTTATTTCCTGTAGTAGATTTAATGGATAGTAATCATGGTAGTCTAGTATACCGTAGACAAAAAGCTACAGGTCTACCTAGAGCTGCAATGAAAACTTATAATGAATACTTAGAAGTAGGACCTGGTTGGAAGTGGCATGATGATCTCCTTATTACTATGTCTAATGGACAACAGGTATACTTCTGTCATGGTAAAGCTACCAATGTATTAAAGGTAGCACAACAATATGGTTGTCCTACAGTACAAGGACATTATCATTCTAGTTATTCAATACAATACTGGGGTAATCCCAACAGTTTAAACTGGGGTATGCAAGTCGGATGCTTAATAGATGCTAAGTCATTAGCTTTCGAATATATGAAAACACAAAAATCAAGACCGATCATTGGATGTGGCGTTATACTTAATGGACTTCCAAAATTGATTCCTATGGTTTTAAATAAAGGCGGACGATGGAACAAGGAACTGACTTAGAATATTTAACTACACCCAAGCAAGGTATTAAGGTAGTTAAGAACAAACTTTATTTATACATTAATTCAACAAGAGGGATCTATGCAGAAAACAGACTTACCAGCGAAGATGCAATTAATCTCGCAAGACAATTACTTAATGGAGCAAACCAACTTAGCTGAGGAGCCTATCATGTATGAACCTTTAAACAATAGACGACCTGGAATTACTAGAAAATATGAAATGGATAATAATAAGTTCTATGTAAACATTGGTTATAACTCTGAAGATATGACACCTAGAGTGGTACGTATCTGGAGTGATATGAAACAAGGCACAACATTTAGTGATATGTTAATAGATCTATCTGATGATATTACTGAACGATTGCAAATAAGAAAAGACTTAGATAGAACATTAGAACGTATGGCAAAGGCAGCACCTCGTAGAAGTACTGGTGAGCCTACAACAATACAAGGTTTAGTAGTTGATGAACTAATTAAATCTTATTACTTAGAGGATTAATATGAACGATTTAAAAGAAGTTATCTTATATACATGGAAGAACATGACTAAGAAAAAGAAGATAGTTGCTGGTGTAGTACTAGTAGTTATTATTGCTTTTGTTATTTTATAATGGAAGACGTTAAGGCTAGAATAAAAGCTCATGAGGGCTATAGGTTAGAGCCTTACAAAGATACCCTTGGCTTCCTTACTGGAGGCTGGGGTCATAAGATATTAGGTGGTGAAGAAGTACCTATGTCTGAAGCAGGGTGGCAAGAACTATTTGATAAGGACTTTGATAGTGCTTTAAAGGGGTCAAACAGCCTCATACAAGAGCATTTATCTAATACTCTACACTCAGATCTACCTCAAACTAAACAAGCTACGATACAGGGCATTTTAATTGAGATGTGTTTTCAGTTAGGACAGGCTGGAGTAGGTAAGTTTAAGAATATGTTTAAAGCTTTAGGAGAATGTGAGTTCTCTGAGGCAGCAGAACAGATGAAAGATTCTCGTTGGTATCAACAGACACCAGCACGATGCTTAGAACTAAGCGATATAATTAAAAACATTTAAGGAATACATATGTGGTTAACACTACTACCGACAGTCTTAAAGACTGGCGCTGCAATATTTGCTAATAAACAGAAGGCAAAGATATTAATGTCTGATGCTGCCCTACTACATGCTAGTAAACAAGCAAGTGGAGAGATTGAATACCAAGCATCAGTAAGACAATCAAATGACAAGGGATGGAAAGACGAGTTCGTGCTTATTCTTGTAAGCGCCCCAGTAGTATTATTGATATGGTCTGTGTTTAGTGATGATCCAAACATACAAGAAAAACTACACATGTTCTTTGAACAGTTTAACAATCTTCCTTTCTGGTATCAGACTCTATTCGTAGGTGTAGTTGCTAGTATATACGGACTCAAGGGAGCAGATATATTTAAAGGTAAAAAATGAAAACAATATTAATACCAGCAGCATTATGCATGTTAATGTTACTAGCTTTTAGTTGTGTTATGGATACAGCTATGGCAGATGTTACTAGTTCTGGTGCAACTGACAATGACCAAGTAAATTCTAGTGGCTCAAATACAGCCATAACAGGAGGCTACTCATCTTCTGCTAGCACTACCTATAGCAC